CGTTCGCTTTGAAGAGCACTCACAAATCCCGTGAGTGTGTGAGTCTTGTCCAGAAGATGCAGTTCATCGGCAAGAATGAGATGGCTGAGGCTTCTACCGAAGGCCCAATCGTCTTCTTCGATGTCGAGGTTTACCCGAATCTCTTCGTTGTGTGTTGGAAGGCTGAAGACTCCGACCACGTGGTCAGAATGATCAATCCGTCGGCAGCAGACATCGAGGAACTCCTTAAGCAGAAGCTTGTTGGATTCAACAACCGACGGTACGACAACCATATTCTGTACGCGAGGTTTCTTGGGTATTCCAACTCCGAACTGTATCACCTCAGCGACAAGATCATCAATGGCGGGAACGACCGTAAGGTTCTCTTCGGAGAAGCTTATAACCTGTCATATGCTGATATTTACGACTTTAGCTCCAAGAAGCAAGGGTTGAAGAAGTTCCAGATCGAGCTCGGGATCCTCCACATGGAGATTGATATCCCATGGAATCAGGATGCCCCCGAGGAGCTATGGGACAAAGTGGTTGAGTACTGTGTCAACGACGTCGTCGCAACGGAAGCGGTGTTCAAATCCAGAGCGCACGATTTCTCCGCGAGGAAAATTCTGGCAAAGCTTTCTGGAATGTCGATCAACTCGACCACACAGGCACACACCTCCAAGATCATATTTGGAGGCGATAAGAATCACAAGGACGCGTTCGTTTACACGGATCTGTCCAAGGAGTTTCCCGGCTATAAGTTCGACGGAAAGGAGAGTGTCTATCGTGGAGAGATCACCGGTGAGGGCGGATATGTATATGCAGAGACCGGTATTTACGAGAACGTTGCGCTTCTGGACGTGGCGAGTATGCATCCGACGAGTATCGAGCAACTTAACCTCTTCGGGAAATACACTTCGAACTTCAGCGATCTCAAGTCCGCGAGAATGGCAATTAAGCATAAGGACTTCGAGCGGGCCAGTACGCTGCTTGACGGTAAGCTCGCAGAGTTTCTGGGAGATCCCGAAGATGCTGAGGCTCTGGCCTATGCTCTTAAGATCGTCATCAACATCGTCTATGGACTCACTAGCGCAGGATTTGACAACCCTTTCCGGGATAACCGTAACGTCGACAACATTGTAGCCAAGCGTGGCGCATTGTTCATGATCAACCTCAAGAACGCTGTGCAGGCACAAGGGTTCCAGGTTGTCCATGTGAAGACGGACTCGATCAAGATCCCTGATGCGACTCCCGAGATCATCCAGTTCGTAAGCGACTACGGACGTGATTACGGGTATGACTTCGAGCATGAGGGAACTTACGACAAGTTCTGTCTCGTGAATGACGCGGTCTATATTGCTAGAGAAGGTGATAAGTGGACCGCTGTTGGTGCGCAATTCCAGCATCCATATGTCTACAAAACCTTGTTCAGCGAAGAGCCTGTCGAGTTCGCGGATCTTGTTGAGCCACGAAGCGTTCTGCAGGGCGTGATGTATTTGGACTTCGAAGGCAACGGCCAAATCGATCAAATGCAACACGTCGGTAGGACCGGTGAGTTCGTCCCTGTTGAGCGTAATGGCGGTGCTCTATATCGTGTTAAGGACGACAAGATGTACGCTGTAACGCGCACTAAGGGGCATATGTGGGTCGAACGTGAGATTGCTCAGAGCCGACTCGACAATAATGAGGAAATCGACATCGACCAGGCATATTATGATGGTATGGTGACGGCAGCAAGAGAGGCAATCGAGAAGTTCGGTTCCTTTGAAGAATTCACTACAAAAGGAGACAAGTGATGTCTAGTAAGATCGATTCGTTCATCGTTGAGGACGGTGAACTCATGGGAGGGCCGTACCGGAACTTCTCAGGACGGGAAGGCATGTACAATCGCGAAGGCGATCGTAGCTTCTGCCTTATCCTGGACCCTGAAACGGCAGATACGCTCGCCGCTGATGGATGGCGCGTGAAGATCCGAGAGGGACGAGAAGAGGGCGATCAGCCGACTGCCTATATTTCGATCAAGGTGAAGTACGGGAACCGGTCTCCGAACGTCGTCATGATCACGTCTGAGGGCCGTACGCATCTGGATGAGAGCAACGTTGAGATCCTCGATTGGGCTGACATTCAGAAGGTTGATGTGATGTGCCGCGCATATCACTGGGAGCACAACGGAGACACCGGTATCTCCGCATATCTCAAGTCGCTCTACGTCACGATCGACGAAGATCCGCTTGAGCGCAAGTACAACAGCTACGAACTTGAAGCCGACTGACCACAACTAAGACAAGGAGAAACGAAACATGAGTATCGAGTTTGAGGGGTTCATCCGGACCCCGTTTGAAGTCCGAGCAATCCGAGTGACCGAGGAGAACATCGAGGAGGTTGGCGAGTTCGTTCGTACTTCTGCGACACCTCGGCATGACGGTTCCATCGTTGTGCGCACTTTCCGACTGTACGTTGGGTGTTGGGTTGTTCTCATGGGCGAACGAGACAAGGTTCGAATCTACTTCAACGATCGAACGTTCTTTGAGCAGTTCGTTCCTGCTACGGAGGGGTTGACGAAGTCTATCGCCGACTATATCCTGGACTTGGACGAGACTGCAGAGGTCCCTCAGGTAGTGACTGAGACCTGATAAGAAGAGATACGAAGGTGCCACAAACTACTCTGGGCTTCGGAGAGATTTGTGCCGTCTGGACAGGCGCCCCTTAAGCCGTTGTCAGGCCACCATCTTCTCGCAAGAAAAACATGTCATATAATGAGAAGGAAAGTAAGACACGACGGTGGGCCGAGAGAACGGCCCCTACTTGGTGGCGCCTGAAAAAGCGCTTAACGCCTGATTTTCGATGGATCAGGAACCCATGCCTTCTCATTTTTTTCTGCCAACCAAAACAACATGGAGGAAATTGAAATGACATCCAGGAACAGGTTGAAGATCGAGATCAAGGACAACTGAGATTGATCTCAAGGAGACGACCCACACGGGTTATCTTCTTTTCTTTCGCATCTTTTACACCTCCTATAATGAGAGACAAACTATAACAGGAGGATTGATAATGCAGTCATTCTATTCATACTACGGATCTCCGCTACACCTCATCATTGAGGATGATCTGGCTGATGCTGCCAATTACGTGGCCGCTGAATTCATTCAGGCGCAAGTTCGCTATAAGGAAGAGACGGGAACCAACTGGACCCCCGATCAACCACTGAGCATGCATGTGACTGATGAGCAGGTGGCTGCTTACGACAGTGTCGGATCGATCATCAACAAACTGGTTGAGGTGAACGGTAGAGGTTTGGAGATCAGTGAAGAGATGACCCCGTCAGACATCATGCTGGTTAAGTTGTGATCAAAAGGAGGACCCCTAACACGGGTTCTCTTTTTTCTCGCACCATTAAAGGGTTAATCTTTTTGAAATTCGAATGGAGACATAATATGAAAGATGATAGTAAAGAACTAATAAATGATGTTTCTGATCTACTTAGACAGATAGCTAATGATCTGGAAGATGAAGACACTTCCATTGCTGAAATCATAGAGTATGCAAAAGTGCTTAAGAAGGTGAGTAAAACTCTTAAGTTTCTTAAGGATGTAGAATTAGAGCGGTTGATCGACGATCTCACTTAATTAACAGAGGGAGTATATTAATGCCAGTAAAAAGAAAGTACCCAAATATCCCGGATGGGTTCATGGCTGAGGCTAAGCGAATCCGGGTCGGTTTGAAGCGTCGAAGTCGCAATTAATACGTTTCCTATAATGAGAGACTACAAAGGAGACTGGCATGGGAATGCAGTACATTGACGGCCACTACGGATACGTCGTGGAGTTTGATAGTCTTCCTGCCCTGCCGGTCACCGGTATTGGATACGAGAAGCCATTCGCGGAAGCGTTGACTGATGCTATCCTGAACCGAGTGATCACAGAAGGCGGGAAGTACTTCATCAGACTCACGGCGCAGATGGGTGACTACTTCAGGTACGAGATTGACAAGATCACTGACTGAGTAGAACTCAAAGGAGGACCCCTAACACGGGTTCTCTTTTTTTCCCGGGCCTATAGCTCAGTTGGTAGAGCAACGGACTTTTAATCCGATGGTCGAGGGTTCGAGCCCCTCTGGGCCTACCAGCGCAAATAATACACTCCATATAATGAAACACACTTAACAAGGAGAGATACAATGGAAGACCCATTCAAGATCGAATTCGAAGACGGAACCACCTACTCGTGGTCGACGTTCGTTGCCTCATGCGCGGTTGGATTGGCGGGAGCCGTCCTGATCTGCATGGGCATCGAGGCGACCATGAGCTGGAAGGAGCGACGCGAAGATCGAAAGATGAAGGAGTCGGCTGAGAAGTTGAACACCTTCTACGTGTGATGAAAAGCGGAAGCCCCATACAGGAGCTTTCGTTTTCGCCGTCGTCTGAGCGACGTTAAACAGCTCTTAGGCTCAGAGCGGTAGCCATGAGGCTGCGTGACCGTGTTTGTGGTTCACGGAAGCAGATGTCGGGTAGCTCCCTATATCTGGAGAAAGTAAAAAGACCACCCTCAAGAGATCCTACGCCATGTTCCGGTGTAGGGCATTCTGGGATGGGCCTCTGCCTGATGTTTAGACAGGTAAGCCGGTGAACACGTCCTCGAAACTTGTTGTTCGTTGAGAGCCCCACCTCAAGCGCTAGGATTGAGGTGGGGCTCTCTTCTCATGTTTGTAAACTCGACAACTAAGGAGGCAATAGTGTCTGAAGGTGATGAAACAAACATGCAATGGAACTTCATCCCGCTTAACAAGGCTGAGCGCTTCGACCGTGTGGATGTCCGCACAGTGGAGCGTTGGAAGGAGTCAGAACTGAGTGGTGATGAGTGGCGCTACAGCTACGTCGCAACGTTGTACCAGCATGGTTACGCCGCGGCTGAGGTTTTCGGTCAATCTGTGAAGGATGTTCTCCTACAGGCCGCTGCAACGTTCGAGCTGATCAACACCGCCGACGATTGCGACTATTACGGCTATTACGGAGACCTAGAGAAGGTGTGCTGCCAGCCAGGTTGCGAGAATCAATGGGTGTATCTCAAGCACCCGGTTGAGGCTTTCGACAAAGATGGCTTCCAGCTTTGTCGAAACTACAGTGACGGCACTGCTCCTGGTTCTTGGTTGGATGTTCGTGGGTTCTGTGAGAAACATCACAGGCGTGGTGGCGCGGGGCTCGACGACGCGGACATCAATTACAAGCTCGTCATGGTTCGCATCTAGCGCTGTCGCAAGTTTTACATCCCCTATAATGGAAACACATCCATCAAGGAGATCTGACATGAACGACGACAACGTCACCACCGAGGACACCACCGACGAGACCGAAGACCTCGACAGCACCAACGCTGCCGCGCTCCTCACGGCGATCGGCCTGATGGCTTCCGGAGCAGCAATCTGCTACGGGGGCCATAAGACCGTGAAGTACGTGAAGCGCGTCGCAGCCAAGACCGCTCAGAAGTACCAGGACAAGAAGGATGGCGTCATCGAGGCGACCATCGTGGAAGAGAAGGAGACCAAGAAGAAGTGATCCAAAGGATTGCCCCCCACAGGGGGCTTTCCTTTTCGATTTTGAAACGGAGGGTAAGTGCTAGGCGTTGCTGTTGTTATTGCCCTTATCGGGCTTGGGTTCATGTTCGGGTTCTTTTACGGCGTGGAGGATACGTCTAGGAAAGAGCTCGACATGAGCTTGGATGTTGCTCTCGCTCAGATTCGTCGGGTCCTGTATCTACACAGGGCCGAGCACCTCAGACAGGGCTATGAGGACGGAACGAATAACATGGAGTGGTTTCTAAAAGAACTCTCCGAAATCAACCGCGTCATCTCTATTCTTGAGGATGACACTTTCTTCGACTACTACGACAAAGGAGAAATCAAATGAAGTTCACCGCGGGTTACGTGCTTGGTGGTTGCACGATTATTGGGTTGGGGCTGTCTGCTGCGGCAGGCGCCGTCGGCTACGTCGTCGCCACCAGCTGGCTGGATGATCGTAAGGAGGAGGTCGCTAACAAGGTTGTCGCAACTCCGACCGAGCGAGCAATTGGCGACTTCATTCGGAACTTCCTAAATAACTAGGCGAAAAGAAAGAGGGCCTCTCATACAGGGGCTCTCTTTTTTGCCTTTCTCGCATATTATACATCTCCTATAATGAGACGACACATAAGGAGATTCGACATGAATGAATTGACGACAAAGATCATGATCAACGAGCTGAAGAAGCTGGTCCGCAACCAATGCGAGATCGAGCACCTGCTTGGGAAGAAGAACTACTTCCCGGGTCGGCGCTGGGTCCTGCGAAAGCAGTGGACCAACTTCGAACTCAAGATCATCGAGCTGGAAACATCAATCACGAACGCAATCTGAGTATTGACACTCGAAAGGAGAATCCTAACAAGGGTTCTCTTTTTGCCTTTCTCGCATATTATACATCTCCTATAATGAAGACTCAACAACTAGGAGACTATAATGTTTGACAACTTCTACCGACTGGTAGAGAGCAACAAGCAACGGGACCAGGAGATCGCTCTACGGAGGAGCAAGCGTAACACCTTGCTGCTCGGCGTAGTCGCCCTCGCTGGACTCGCTGCATTGGGGCTCACGATCCAGTCCACGACAGAAGTACGAACGGAGGACCAAGACTGATTTTCAAACTGGATTGCCCCCCACAGGGGCTTTCCTTTTTGCCTACGCAAGTAATACATCTCCTATAATGAAAACACATTCGACAAGGAGAAATGACATGAAGGAAGCAATGAAGGAAGCACGAGCCGGCCTGAGCATGATCGCCGACGCAGTATACACTGCGAAGGCGATGCGCAAGGGAAGGACCGTGACGACGGATGCCGACGGCAACGTTTGGGTCCGAGCGAACAGGTTCTAGAACGGGAGCCCCACACAGGGGCTTTCGTTTTTCGAAATCAGTTAACAAGGAGACACCAATGAGTAATGAACGACGAGAAGTTAATGTGCCAATCATCGCACCGGGTAAGGGCTCGACTTATGTCGTCGCTGGTTACGTGACCGTAACTGATGAGATGGTTGACAACTACGAGAAGTACTCTCTCGAAGGCGTTCTCTTCGACGACGGCTTTGCCTATGTCATGATGATGAACCCTCCGGAAGGAAACTGATGAGCAACTTCATGCGCATCAAACTCTTCGACGAGGCCGACAACGAAATCGGCTTTGTTCATATTGATCGTAACGTCGAGAACTTCGACGAGGTGGACACTCTTAAATTCACAGACGGCGAGGTTGGTCTTCGATACGTTGCCCGCCGGAAGGTCAAGGCTGACCCTCGCGAGTCTAAGAGCTTGCATTACGATCCTAACTGTGATGTGGCAATCTCTGCGCACAGCGGTGTTTATTGGGCTGATCGTAACACGGGACTCACATGCTGCAGCGGACACAAAGGAATGTATGACGAGCACGTCGCGGAATTCGGTCCGTACGACTGGGTCTCATTGGAGAATCTCTGATGTATGACTGTGATTCGAGATGTGACAGCGAACTCATTCACGAGTTCTACGCAGCTGGTGGCGGATTCAAGTGGTGCTTCCCACGCGTCGTCAACATGGGCGGTATGACGGCTTACAACGCACCACGATTCAAGACCGGTTTCAACCGATATCCGCACAACATCATTGGGTTTGGTGTGTGTCTGTTCGGGCGACAGTACGTCCTGAACTGGAAGAAGTAGTTTGAGGGGCCCCGTGCAGGGGCTCTTCTTTTTGTCGTATAAACTCTAATCGATAGGAGACGTATGTCTGTGCAACTGATGCCTCACCAGAAGGAGGCTGTTGCGAATCTTAAGAACGGAAGCATCCTTTGGGGTGGCGTTGGTAGTGGTAAGACTATGACGGCTCTGGCTTACTACATCGCGTCTGAAGCTCCTAAGGACGTCGTGGTTATCACAACTGCGAAGAAGCGGGACTCTTTGGATTGGGAGGAGGAGGCTCTCATGTTTGGGATCGGTACTGAGCCTGGTCTAACTCATCAGGGCGTACTGACGGTTGATTCCTGGAACAATATCGGGAAGTACATCGAGCGTGCGGGCTGCTTCTTCATCTTTGATGAGCAACGTCTCGTTGGTACTGGGACCTGGGTGAAGCACTTCATCAAGATAAGCCAGAAGAATCGGTGGATCTTGCTCAGCGCAACCCCCGGGGATACTTGGTTGGATTATGCCCCCGTCTTCATAGCAAACGGCTTCTACAAGAACATCACCGACTTCAAGCGCAAGCACGTTCTGTACGAGCCTTGGTCGAAGTTTCCGAAGGTCAAGGGGTATTTGAATGAGACAAAACTTGAGCTGCTTCGTAACGAGATCTTGGTTGAGATGGCGTTCGTACGACACACAGAACGCATGGTGAACCGGATCCACCTTGACTACGATCAGGTGAAATTTAACCAGGTTGTGAAGGACCGTTGGAACCCTTACGAGGATAAACCGGTCAAGGATGTTAGCGAGCTGTTCAGGCTCATGCGACGCATATCTAACGAGGATCCATCTCGTATTGAGTTTATTCGGAGGCTCTTGACGTGCCATGATCGCCTGATCATCTTCTACAACTTCAACTACGAACTTGAGTTGTTGCGGGAGCTCAAGGATCGTACGGACGTCTTTGAATGGAATGGTCATCGTAAGGATCCGGTCCCTGAAGGGGACAAATGGGTGTACTTGGTGCAGTACGTTGCTGGCGCTGAGGGGTGGAATTGTGTGTCTACGGATGCTATGGTGCTCTATAGCATGACCTATTCATACAAGAACTTCATGCAGGCGCTTGGTCGAATTGACCGTTTGAACACCCCTTATACGACGCTTTACTACTATTTGCTGACGTCATATTCTGCGATTGACTTAGCGGTGCTGAAATCTCTGACGCTCAAGAAGTCCTTTAATGAGCGCATTTGGGCCCAAAATGAGGGTCTCTGATGGGGTCCTGGGATTCGGTCGAAAACAGAAATTTCAGGATTTGACGGCGAGAAATGTGAGTGATTTGAGGGTTATACCTCGTGAAAACCCCTAGATTGCAGGCTTCTCGCCGTTTTGAGGGTCGCCGTCATATTTGCTCAATTTCACTATGTCAAGAGTTTCGTAGATTATAAGGGGGGGTTATACGACTATATGTGTATAGAGAACGTATAACCCCCCCGGATTACCCACGAAACTCTTTGGTACCTAAAATTGAGCAAATATGACGGCGGACGTGGTATAACCCCAAAATGGACAATTCGAGATGACCTACATGGCGTCTCAGTGCTGTTCATACACTTTCATACACTTTCATACACTTTCATATACTTTCGATCAGAAGGAGCATATTGTTATGGATACTGATGGCATGATCCCCATCCAGGATTACGAGGACTACCTCATCAGCGAGATTGGAGAGGTGTACAACCAGCGCACGGAATCGTTCATGGCGATAAGTCGAACCATTCAAGGCGATCGTAAGGTTACTCTGTCGCAAGAGGGGTGTAGAACTACGAGGTCTATTCGCGTTTTGGTTGCTGAGGCTTTCGTGTATAACCCAAACCCACACGAGACTTACGAAGCCCCTGCGTTTGATACAGTGGTTCTCTTGGATGGTGATAAAGAGAACATCCATCCGTCAAATCTAACATGGCGGCCAAAGTGGTTTGCTCAGTGTTATGTTCTTCAGATGAAGCGGGACTACGACGAGTTCGTACTATCTAGGCCTGTGCTGAACGCAAAGACTGGCCAGATCCACGACAGCATCTTAGCCTGTTCGGTTTCAGAGGGAGTGCTAATCGATGATGTCATTCGTTCAATCAGAGTCGGAGATACAGTCTTTCCTCATTTTGCCTTCTATTTGTGGGATGTGGTATAACCCCGTTAGGTAAACATTCGCTATAATGGAATAGGGTGTGGTTATACTACACACCCTTTTCTTTCTCTTTCGACGGGAGGTCGGAATGCCAGTAGCAAACAAGACTCTAGATCAGGATCCATTCTTTACGAGGCTGCTCCTATCAATTATCCACGGGTCGAACCCGGACTATTGGTCGGAGCTGTCGCACAAGGTAACAGGGTGGGAGTATTGGAAGCAACCTGACGGTGAGAGTTTGGCTCTCCCAAAAAACAAGGTGACCGTTGACAGGAACAGTAAGACCTCGCCGTACCCAAAGTCCGTGTTGAAGTCACCAACAGGCGTTGACTACATCGTTGACACCACCAAGGACGCAATCCGATACAGCAGCAAGATTTGGATGGGTACGTATCGCGGTGAGCCTGTTCAGATTGCTAATGTCGTAAGCGGAAAGGTCATCACAAGATCTGTCTCTTATGGGTACCACTGGAACCAAGACCTCTATGCCGAGGTTCCGGTTGTGGCTGGGCGTCTTGAGCATTGTGGAGGCCCAAACGTTTCAAGCGACAGACATGTCTGTATCTATGACCCGGTGAATGGTGTTGTACATGAACTCTGCCAGTATGATGAGTTTGCCACAGACACGCCAGTAACAAACCAGGCTCTTTCTTGGGCTAAGTTCCGAAACGGCAAGATGATTGAGGGCACGGCAGTAACGGCTACGAGTGAATCAATCACGTATCACATGTGGGACCGGAACAGCCGAGCCAGCGGAGGCCATAGACTTGGGTTCATTGTTGGCGACTATGTTGGGGCTGACGGCACCCTTACAAGTGGACCAAAGGCTGGTGGGCTTCTCGTTCTGCCGAAGGAATCAGAGTCGTACAGGAAGATGACTGCTCTCGGAGGCGAATGTGCTGCCGTAGTAGATGCGTTGAGTGTGTTTGGTGCTCGAATCGTTGATCGAAGTGGTTACTCCGATTCGGCTCAGACCCGAATGAAAGCTCCAGACATCTGGACTCAATGGGGGTCTTGGACTAGAACCACAAATCTAGACCTACTCAATATCTTGGTGCATGACCTCTTGGTGGTTGAGTGATGCGGTCTGAAGCGCAATACCAGAATGAACTTATCACAAAGGTCATTCCGAGATTCATCCCAGGCGCCATGGTCATTAAGAACGACGCGTCCTATGTTCAAGGTATTCCGGACCTGTTGATTCTTTTTGATGATCAGTGGGCTATGCTTGAAGTAAAGCGATCTGAGTTTGACCCGTTCCAGCCGAATCAAGAGTACTACCTTGACATGTTCAACTTGATGTCGTTCAGCGCCGTTATCTACCCGGGGGTGGAAGAGGAGGTTATGCGTGATCTTCAGGAAGCATTCGGAATTGCGAGACAAGCACGCCTTTTTGAGCCCCAGTAGTTACAGCTGGATCAATTACACCGAAGAGAAGCTTGAGCATAGATACACAGCAGCTCAAGCGGCCAGACGAGGCTCTGATCTTCATGACTTAGCGCATGAGGCAGTCCGGCTCAACGTCAAGTTGTCCCGAACGAACAAGGCGATATCCACATACGTCAACGACGCCATTGGGTATAAGATGACCTGTGAGCAGCCGTTGTATTACTCAGACAATTGCTTCGGACATGCTGATACGATTTCCTTTAGGCGTGGCAAGCTTCGAATTCACGATCTTAAGACGGGCATCACACCAGTTAAGGAACGACAGCTAGAGATTTATGCCGCCATATTCTGTCTGGAGTATGGCGTGTCTCCATTTGATATAGACATTGAACTACGTATATACCAAGGTGAAGCAGTACGGCCGTATTACCCTGCACCGGAGGCAATCCAGAATATTATGACAACGATCATCGCTTTTGATAAGCAAATCGATGAGATGCGAGCAGCCGAACAACTCTGATCTAAGAAGGAGCAAACTGATGTTTATTGATGACACCGAATATCTACAGCATTACGGAACTCCTCGACGATCGGGTCGGTACCCATGGGGTAGTGGAGGAGACGCCCCAAGAAACAGCCGAGACTTTCTGAGTATGGTGGACAGTCTCAAAAAGAAAGGTTTGAGCGAAAAGGAGATCTCTGAGGGGTTTGCGATCTCCATGGTAGAGCTGCGAGCTGCGAAATCTGTGGCTACAGCAGAGAAGAAAGCTGCCGACACAGCCGCTGCCCAGAGATTCAAAGACAAAGGAATGGCAAACTCTGCCATTGGAGAACGTCTTGGTGTTTCTGAGGCTACGGTAAGAAATCTTTTGGCGCCAGGCGCCGCGCACAAAGCCGATGTTCTAGCAGCAACAGTTAGTCTGCTTAAGGATCAGGTTGATAGTGGACATTACATTGACGTCGGTAAGGGCACCGAAAACTACCTCAACGTGAGCCCTGAACGTCTTAAAGTCGCCCTGGCCGTTATGAAACAGGACGGCTACGAGGTGATTACGAACATCCCCGTAAATCAGCCTGGCACAGGAAACACGACGAAGATGAAGGTGTTGGCCGAACCTGGCACCACTTGGGGCGATGTTGTTAAGAACAAAGGAAATATTCGTCAGTTCAACGAGCATCTTGATGAGACTGGGGCTAGTAGACTCGGAATCATTGCGCCAAAGGTTCTGAACCCTAACCGGGTAGATATCGTTTACGCTTCCGATGGTGGAAGCCATGCTGACGGCGTCATGTATGTTCGGCCTGGGGTAGAAGATGTTTCTCTCGGAGGATCTCGCTACGCGCAGGTACGTGTTCAGGTTGGGAAAGATCGGTACCTCAAGGGCATGGCCATGTATAAAGACGACCTGCCTGAGGGAATCGATGTTCAGTTCAACACCAATAAGGACCGAGACCCAGCTCTTTCGGACAGAGCAAACAAGCTTGCGGTTCTTAAACCTCTGGTTATGGATAAGAATAATCCGGACTCACCTCACCCAGACAATCCTTTTGGGGCTGTGATTCGTCGCCAGATCACAAAGACAAACCGCAAGGGCGAAGAAGTAACTACCTCAGTAATGAATCTCGTTAACGAAGAGGGGGACTGGACCAAGTGGTCTAAGTCCATCGCCTCTCAGGTGTTGTCTAAGCAAAGTCCAAGACTGGCTAGAGAACAGCTAGACATGACCTTTGAGCGTAGGAAGAATGAGTTTGAGATGATCTCAAAGCTCACTAACCCTACAATCAAGAAGAAGCTTCTTGAGGAGTTTGCTGAGAGTGCTGATTCTGCAGCTGTACATCTTAAGGCTGCGAATCTCCCAAACCAGAAGTGGCATGTGATTCTTCCTGCACCAAAGATGAAGCCTACAGAGATCTATGCTCCGAACTATGAGAATGGAACTAGGGTCTCGCTCATCAGGTATCCCCATGGCGGAACGTTTGAGATCCCAGAGCTAGTCGTCAACAACAAGAACTCTGCTACAGCTAAGCTTATGTCTGGAGTTAAGGACGCTGTAGGCATTCACCACTCTGTGGCAGAACACCTGTCTGGGGCAGACTTTGATGGAGACACGGTTCTTGTAATCCCGAACAATGGTGGTAGAGTCAAAGCGACACGCCCACTCGAAGGGCTTAAGAACTTCGACCCAAAGACCAGGTATAAAGAGTACCCTGGCATGAAGGTTATGAAGAACACCCAAGCAGAGATGGGATCGATCTCTAATCTGATTACAGACATGACGATTAGAAAAGCATCCAATGATGAACTAGCAAGAGCTGTTCGTCATTCCATGGTTGTGATTGACGCTGAGAAGCATCGTCTGAACTACAAACAATCTGCCATTGACAACAACATCAAAGGCTTGAAAGAGAAGTACCAGACCAGCGTTAGTGGTAGCGGTGGTGCATCTACGCTCATCTCAAGAGCCGGGGCGAACAAACATGGTGTGCCTGAGTTTAAGCCTAGGCTTGCTCAGGATGGTGGACCAATTGACAAGAAGACCGGCGAGTTGGTCTTTGTTCCTACCAATAGGAAACATTGGAAGACCGGCGAAATCATCACAATGAACCCCAAGCCTAAGGCGCTTGAGCTTACGAATGACGCCCACTCTCTATCATCGGGCACCCTCATAGAGAAGCTGTACGCAGACCACTCAAACAAGCTTAAGAAGTTGGCGAACCAGGCCCGTCTAGACTCACTTAATACCCCCCTGTCTGAAAAATCTGCATCTGCTAAGAAGCATTACGCTTCTGAGGTAGCCTCCCTAGATAAAGCACTCACCCTAGCTAGAATGAATGCGCCTAAGGAGCGACGCGCGAACATCCTAGTTGAGGAACTGATGAGGGAGGCTAAGTCTGTGGACCCCACAATGGATTACGCCACCGAAAAGAAACTGAAGTTCCAGGCTCTAGCTGAGGCTAGGCGAAGGACTGGTGCTAGCAAGGAGCTCATCAAGCTTACTGATAGACAATGGGAAGCTATTCAAGCTGGTGCTGTGAGCTCGTCAAAGCTCAGAGAGATCCTTGAGACAGCAGACATGGAACGTGTCAAAGAGTTGGCTACGCCAAAGGATGCATTGAAGATGACGACAGCCAAGTCAAGCAGAGCTGCTAGTATGCTAGCCCTGGGGTACACAAGAGCTGAGGTTGCAGCACAGCTCGGCGTCTCAGTTACAACGATTTACAATCACGTGGATGGTGGTAAGTATGCTTAGGTCAAGAGTGACTACAGTAGACAATCCATTCGATCCGTTCGATGACTTCAAGAGCTGGTATGCTTTTGATGAGCACGCAGGCTACCACACGACAGCATACGTTGCTCGAATGTGGTTTAGTTCAAGTGAATTGTCGGAAGCTGATCAGGAGAGAATCATGGAAACTCTTGTTGATGAAATCGTCTTTGAAAACATCACTGGTGTTTACAAAAAAGTTACAAGAGAAATTCTCTAATCTATAAGTCAGGCTGCGGCATGTAAAGGAAGGGGGAGGGGGGTGCCCGTAAAAGGTACCCCCCTCCCTTATCGCCGACCCCCTATATTTTCCCCCGCGGGGACTTTTCCAGAGAACTTTTTGGACCTACAAAGGAGCATCAGTGGCAGAACGTCGCCGAGACCCAAGAAACTTCAAACGAACTATGATCCGTGGGACCTCAGACGCCGAGTTCCTTGGTGAAGACCCGGTTCTTAGATCATGTGAGGTTGTGTATGACACAACCAACAAGAGACTTAAGATTGCGTTTCCTATAATGAGAGACACCAACACAAGGAGATAGATCAATGGAGAACGAAGAGACCATCGAGGATCAGAACTTCGCTGTGGGCGTGGTGAAGATCGGAGCTGTGTGCTTCGTCGCCTCTGCAGCAGCTGCTGTGGGGTGGCTGGCACCCTTCGCCGTCTTCGCCGTCGCCGAGCGACGCGCTGCTGAGAAGGCTCTGCGTGAGCAGAACGAGATCACCGAGAAGAAGTGACCTCAAAAAACTAGGTGCCTTATACAAGGCACTTAGGGCGCGTATAACTGGCAGGGAGCTGTCTCAGTTCTCGACAATGTCTTCTCAAGAGAGTTCAACGCAAATCTAACGTGGACCGGGAACAGGTTTGACGACGGCTCACCACTATCACTTGCTGATGCAAAGATCTAATGGAGGACAACATGAACGAAGAAGACGCAGCGTTGGTTAAGCCATTCGACGAGGATGCGGCTGCTAACGAGTACGACGCAACTGTAATCGAAGAGACAGACAAGACCGGATCTGAGGAAGACGGCCCACAGCCATCTGAGATTCCGGCCTGGAACGACGACAACGGAGAGTTGGTTGTGCTGTGACGCCTATCCAAGGAAACCCAGACACGCTTCTTGCGTTTGCCCTTTCTCAGGTTGGTTATTCTGAGAACCCGCGAGGTTCGAATCGAACGAAGTACGGCGCTTGGTATGGTCTCAATGGCCAGCCCTGGTGCGCGATCTTCGATTCGTACGTTTCGAGTGCTTCAGGCAACCCGCTTCCGCCGATTGCCACGTCCAAGGGCTACGCATACGTTCCGGATCTTGAAGACTACGCAAAGTCAACCGGTCAGTGGCGTCCACGAGGAAGCGGCTACACACCAAAGCCCGGCGATCGAGTGCTGTTCAGCTTCGGTAAGCGTCGAGCAGACCATATCGGGATTGTCCGAAACTACGTCGGCGGCGGTCGGGTAGCAACAATCGAGGGAAACACAAACGGCGCAGGTAGCCGTACTGGTGGCTCTGTCCTTGAGAAGGTTCGCTCGTCGAACATCCTCGGGTTCGTTGACGTTCGCGTGAACGCGCCAGCACAGGTTATCGATTACTCGGGGCTTCGTCGCCTTCTCGCGGCGAAGCTTCGCGAGCAGTATGGGGCAACGCCCGACATGGGTGGTGGACATCCAAGCTGCTGCGAGGTCGTGGCTCTTCAGCAGAGTCTGAACTTGGTTGCAAACGCCAACCTCAACACCAATGGCGTGTACGACGACGCAACGATCCTTGCTGTCGCCAATTTCCAGAAGTTCATGAATGGGCTCGGAGCAAAGATTACTGATTTCCCAGGCGCATCACAGGCCGGGACTCGTTGGTGGCTCTGCACGGCCCTTCAGAACATCCGAGATGGTAGGGCATAGTAGAGACTAACCAAAGATCGTGAGCCCGGGAAGTTGAGACTTCGAGTTTCGCCCTCCCGTACTGGAGATCAGCCCCCGGGCTCACTATTACACAAAGGAGGTGGAGATGCCACCAAGGAAACAGTTACGACGTAAAGGACGACCCGCCTCCACGCCAGAAGAACGCGAGAATCAGCTGATCTCGAAAGCTGTGGATCTAGCAGAGCGACAGATCGAGGAAGGGACTGCGACATCTCAGGTAATCACACATTACTTGAAGCTCGGATCCTCGCGAGAGAAGCTCGAACAAGAGCGACTCGCGCAGGAGAATGTCCTACTCCAAGCCAAGGCTGACCAGTTAGCATCTCAGAAGAGGGTCGAGGAGATGTACGCAGACGCCTTGAGCGCTATGCGCACGTACGCTGGCGACGGAGATCCAATCTGATGTTGGACTACCTTGAGGTCGCCAAGCTAGAAACCTTCGACGAGAGGTTCGACTACCTAAAACTTGGCGGATCTGTTGGCGCAGCAACCTTCGGATCAGCGAGACACCTGAATCAGAAGTTCTACATGTCTCACGAATGGCGTTCTGTTCGCGATATTGTGATCGTTAGAGACAACGGATGCGATCTTGGCGTGCCTGGGTTTGAGATTCACTCAAGAATCCTGATCCATCACCTAAACCCCATCGAACCTGACGATATTACCGACTGGAATGACTGGGTTATAAACCCAAGAAACCTGATTACAACTACCCACACTACACACAACGCCATACATTATGGCGATAAAGCTCTCTTACCGAGAGTTGTTGCTGACCGGAAGCCTGGCGATACTCGCATTTGGTGACCAGAAAGGAGGCTTTCCATGGCAACAAGCATTCTTACATCAACGAAGCAGATCTTAGGCATTGCTGAGGACTACACGCCATTCGATCTGGACATCATCACACACATCAACGCGGCCCTATCAACAGCGGCACAACTCGGGGTCGGTCCGAGCTCAGGATTCTTCATCGAATCAGACGCAGAGGACTGGACTGACCTACATCTGCCTGGAACACAGCTCTCATTGCTGAAGACTTACGTATATCTGCGTGTTCGGATGCTGTTTGACCCACCGAGCACCGGGTATCTGGTTACGGCAATGGAAAACCAGCTAGAACAGTACGAATGGCGGCTCAATATCTTCAGAGAGACCGCAGAAGGACCATATCCGGAAGAATTCGAAGGCTACGACATCGTAGACGGCGGGGAAGCCTAAAGGAGGATAGATGGAAGACGTACTTAAACTGAAAATTCGGTTCCGGCGCAGTACAGCAAGCGACTGGACGACTAAGAATCCGGTTCTCTTGTCTGGTGAACCCGCAGTTGAGACGGATACTGGTAAGTTCAAGATCGGCGACGGGGTTAAGACCTGGACGGCGCTCCCGTATGTCGGTGGTGGCGGAACTGGCGATGCTCCGGCATTGATTCTGGATCACAACCAATCTCCGGCTGCGCATCTGGACATCCGGGATGAGATCGCATCTAAAGTCGACAACGCAGATGCTCGACTCACAGATGACCGAACGCCTAAACCGCACAACCACGTGCAAAGCGACGTAACCGGACTGTCGACGGCGCTCACGACTCTCACAACGTCAGTCGCATCTAAAGTCGACAACGCAGACGCTCGGCTCACAGATGACCGAACGCCTAAACCGCACAACCACGTGCAAAGCGACGTAACCGGACTGTCGACGGCGCTCACGACTCTCACAACGTCAGTCGCATCTAAAGTCGACAACGCAGATGCTCGACTCACAGATAACCGAACGCCTAAACCGCACGTTCACGCTGCGTCAGATGTGACCTCAGGGCAGTTGGCAACGGCACGGGTCGCGTCAGGGACCGCTACAGCCGGGTTCGTTCCCACGGTGGACGGGTCCGGGAACCTCGCGCTTGCTGCACCGGCCGCTGGTGACACCGGCTACTCGCGATCATTCCTACTTGGAGGCATGTAGATGGCAACCACACGAAAGGTGCTTGGGCAAGTCGCCCCGGCAGCCGACACCGACACCACGCTCTACACGGTTCCGGGTGCAACTTCAACGGTCGTTTCGACGTTGATGGTCGCGAACCGTGGTTCGTCGCTGGCGTACTTCCGGGTCGCTGTCCGACCTGCTGGGATGGCTTTGGCGAACGCCCACTATCTGTATTACGCGATCCCGCTCAACGCTTCGGACAGCTTCGCTGCCACGTTGGGTGTGACGCTCGCAGCAACCGATGTTGTGACGGTGAGGTCGTCATCCGCGTCGTTGTCGTTTGGTCTGTTCGGGGAGGAGACGTCATGAGTCACGGCTTCACGCGCAGAGGTTTGGCGTCAACGACGGCCCCGTCTGGTCCGTGGACCCGTCCGGCTGACTGGTTGCCGTTGCCGACGGTAGTGTCCGGCGATCAGAAGGTCGTGATGTTGGTCGCTGTGTTCAACACGGTCGGCAACTATCTGGCGTTCTCGTTCACTGGCCCGTACACGGTGGATTGGGGTGATGGAACTGCCCCGGTAGATTACGCGTCTGGTGTGACGGCGCAACGGTCGTTTGCTTGGGGTGACTATTCGGCATCAACGGTGACCTCTGAGGGGTTCCGTCAGGCGATCGTGACGATCACCCCGCAGGCCGGTCAGAACTTGAACACGGTCAATTTGAACTTGCGGCATTCAACGCCGACGGTCGCCCATTCGACGGGTGTGTTGGACGTGAGGGTCGGTGCACCGTACATTTCGGGCTTCTCGTTCAACACGTCGAACGTGGGGTTTCGGATGTTGCGCCAGTTCGAGTGGGTTGGCGCTTGTTCGATCAGCGACTTCGCCAGCATGTTTAATAACTGCTATTCGTTGACGTCGATCCCGGCGTTGAACACCGCAGCCGGAACAAGCTTCGCCAACATGTTTAATAGCTGCTATTCGTTGACGTCGATCCCGGCGTTGAACACCGCAGCGGGAACAAGCTTCGCCTACATGTTTAATGGCTGCACCTCGTTGACGTCGATCCCGGCGTTGAACACCGCAGCGGGAACAAGCTTTGCCAGCATGTTCTATAACTGCTATTCGTTGACGTCGATCCCGGCGTTGAACACCGCAGCGGGAACAAACTTCGTCAGCATGTTCTATAACTGCACCTCGTTGACGTCGATCCCGGCGTTGAACACCGCAGCGGGAACAAGCTTCGCCAGCATGTTCTATAACTGCACCTCGTTGACGTCGATCCCGGCGTTGAACACCGCAGCGGGAACAAGCTTCGCCAGCATGTTTAATAACTGCTATTCGTTGACGTCGGTTGGACTCACCGGCTGTAAATACTCGGTGTCCGTGGCTAGCTGCCTCCTCTCCGGTACTGCACTCGACACCCTCTACACCTCACTCGGTACCGCTGCGGCATCACAGTCCATCACCGTCACCGGCAACTACGGCACCCCAACAGACACCCCGTCAATTGCGACGGCGAAAGGTTGGACGGTGGTCGGCTCATGAGCTGGTATCACGACACACCACGTCACGACGACATCCTTGTTGGGGACACCGTTCTCCTCCCTGACGGCACCCACCTTGACGCGTCGACATCGCACGACACCCGGGTGCAGGGGTGGGAGTGGTTCGACACGGAAACCCAGGCGTGGGCGGCGCTGGCGCCTGATGCTGTGCGTTCCGTCGGGGCGCAGGTCTCGGATCTGTCAGCACAGCTTGCGGCGCAGAACGCGACGATCGAAGCCCTGCTGAACGCGCTTGGAGGCACCCCGTGAGTGATGAAACACCAGACCCACGTATCGCTCTGATTGCAGACCGGTTCATCAAAGCCACAAAGAACCAGGACGCAACCGCAGCAACAGAAGCTAAAGCAGCGCTAACTCTTCTGAAGACCTCGGAAACAGCACTTAAAACTGCTCGATCTACCTGGCCTTCAGCTGGCACAGCCGCGATTAAGACTGCAGCGGTCAACACATCGTTCCCGCTCATCTTAGACGCTCTTGTTGCTATTCTTATGGCGCTTCACGCGCTTATCCGAGCAACAGTCCGAGACAACTAAAAGGAGGCCCACGTGGCTGGAAGTCCGAAACGCAAAATTCAACTTAGGCGAGGCGACTCCAGTCAGTGGGTCTCCGCAAACCCAGTTCTCTCACAAGGCGAGCCAGGCTATGACACTACGACCGGTGCATTGAAGGTCGGTGATGGTCTTAACGCCTGGACAGATCTTGCTGGGCTTGGCGGTGGTGACTTCCAGACGGTCGGCCCGTTCGACCTCCTGGAAGGCGGCGGCACACTCACTGGATTCCCCCGCCACGTTGCCGTGTCCGGTAGTGAGGGCGATCTTCCTGGTCCGGTGTCGGTGACGATGCCGTCGGCACCCGCAGATCCAGATGGTGCGTGGACCGTCTCCTATGGGGCGTTTGATGATGCGTCGCTCGACGAGCTGGACGTGGTTGGGGCGCTGAACTTGTCGGTGATCCCCCGTGGGTACACGGCGGTGCTGGCGCCGGTGCCGGGTGTCGGTTGGTTCTGCGACGGGCTGTTCCCGACGGCCACAGTTCCGACTGGTGGCGGTGCGCTCGACGCCAAGGCACCTGCCACCCGCACGGTCGGAACCGGGCTTGGAACGTCGGGGACGGTGAACCTCGACATGGCGTCGCTGCATGGCACGATCCAGACGATCACGCTGTCGGGCAACCCAACGTTCACGACATTGAACCGGGCAGCGGGCCGTGAGGTCACGCTCGTGCTCGCCGCGGGTGGGTCGACTCGGACGATCACGTGGCCGTCGTGGATCGCTGTCGGCGCCGCGCTGCCAACGTCGTTGGCGTCGGGGAAGACGCTGGTGGCCACGGTGACGTTCGTTGATACGACGGACGCGGCGGCGATTGCTGCGGCGGCGGTGCAGCCGTGAGGACCCTCACGCTCACCGATCCCGCGTTGATCGCTCCGAAGGTCCCGACGTACGGAGCGGTCGTTGCAGCGTTGTCGCCGATCGCGTACTGGCCGATGCAGGAGACCAGCGGTACGACGATGACTGCGGTCACCGGAACGAACGGCACCTACAACGGGCCGGTTCTGACCGCAGGCGTAGGGCCAGTCGCCTCGTTGCCGAACGCTCCCATCTTCGATGGTGTGAACGACTACGCGTCCGCTGCACTCAACCTGTCGGCCTACTCGACGGTATCGGTGGCGTTTTGGTTGTGGTGGGACAGCTATGGGACCGGCGACGATTTGGCGTTGGAACACACGGCGAACGCCAACTACGCCAACGCCTTCCACATCGACCCCGACGACCCGTACAGCGTCTTTGTGATTGGTCAGACCGGTACCTCTGGCGGATTCAGACAGGGTCAGATCACCCGCCCGTCGGCCGCGGCCTGGCACCACTACCGGTTCGTGTTGCGCCGCGACGGCAACTTGCCGAAGTGCACCGTCGACGGCGTTGTTCAGACTGTCGGCAACCGATTCTCCCAGGGCACGGTGAGTGGGACGTTCACCAACTCGACCCTGTACGTGATGAGCCGAGCCGGGGCATCGCTGTTCGGTGACGGCCGCATGGTTGGCCTCGCCGTGTTCCCCGGTGAGGTTTCCGACGCCGATGCGGCTCGCCTGGCCGCAGCGACATGACCGTCACCTGTCTGGCGTTCTCCGGTGTGATCGCCGATGGGGTTGTTGTGCATAAAGAATGTAAACTTAGAGTCAGACAACCCGAATTCGGGGGTGGGAGGACATAATCATGCAATACACAGCGCCAGAAAACGTACATCTCCGTAGGGCTACCAGTTCCCAGTGGACTGCAACGAACCCAACACTAACCCAAGCTGAACCAGCAATCGAGACCGACACCGGCAAGTTCAAGGTCGGCGACGGCATGACCCCTTGGGTTCTGCTTCCGTATTTCACCAATGAACAAGAGTTCATCCGGATGCTCAGAGATCAGGGGCCTGCCGGAGGGCCATTCCAGTTTGTTGGCGGAGACGCAGTAACACTAGACGTACTTCTCGCCGGAATCCTTTCGAGCCTAGCCAGCATTGATGTCGGCTCAGATCTTGGCCCTATCGATGGCGGAGACCCATATCTAGACGACCCAGCCTCATGATTGGAGTGAAATGACAGAACTAGTACAGAATGTCCTTGAGCACCATGGTGTGCTTGGGATGAAGTGGGTCGTTAACCGCAGCGCAGCCAAGACGGCAAAGTTCGACGCTAAGGGCTATATTGTCGAGTTCATCATTAAGGACACAGCCATGGCACAATCAGCAATCATCGGGAACGTTCTAAGTCACCACGGGACGAAGGGGATGCGTTGGGGGGTTCGTAAGGATAAGAAGAAGGCCAGCAGTAGCCCGAGCGAATCAGACAAGACAACCTACACGAAGCCGGTAAAGAACCTCAGTGATGCCGACCTGAACAAGCGAATCAAACGTCTTGAGCTTGAGAAGAAGTACGCCGACCTAAGCGCCGCCCCCTCCAAAGAAGCTGGCCAATCCATTACGAGTAAGGTCATCATGACCGCTGGTGAGCAAACCTCGACGAAACTTCTAAACGACGTGGCATACTACGCTGGTAAAGAGATCATCACTAAGATGGTCGCAAAGAAGGTTGGTAAAGAAGCAGCTAAAGAGATCCGGAAAGAGATGTTCCCCAAGAAGAAGTAGCTCGAAAGGACTAGGCGCTTATGGCATTATCAAACACAGCAACGCCTGTCTACTACGGCATATTTAGGGAAAAAGTTCTATCTGGAGAGATTCCTGTGAATCGGGAAATCTCAATGGAGATGAACCGGATCGACGAGCTTATTCGGAACCCGAACATCTACTACGACCCGGCTCCGATTGAAGGGTTCATCAAGTACTGCGAGAACGAATTAACGCTCACCGATGGGAGCGACTTGTATCTCCTGGACACCTTCAAGCTCTGGGGCGAACAGATCTTTGGTTGGTACTTCTTTGTCGAGCGTAGCGTTTATCAGCCAGACGAAAACGGTGGTGGACGCTATGTTAAGAAGCAAGTAAAAAAGCGGCTAGTTACGAAGCAGTACCTGATCGTTGCTCGCGGAGCAGCTAAGTCGATGTATGCAGCACTCATTCAGGCTTACTTCCTTAATGTAGACACGTCAACAACACACCAAGTGACTACGGCCCCGACAATGAAACAGGCCGATGAGGTTATGTCGCCGTTTCGAACCGCGATAACGAGATCTCGTGGTCCACTCTTCAAATTCCTCACCGAAGGGTCTATTCGTAACACCTCTGGGTCTTCGGCAGAGAGAGTAAAGCTAGCGTCAACGAAGAAGGGCGTGGAGAACTTCCTGACAGGCTCGCTGTTGGAAGTGAGACCGATGTCGATCTCGAAGCTCCAGGGTCTCCGCCCGAAGGTGTCTACGGTTGACGAATGGTTGTCTGGCGATATTCGAGAGGATGTCGTAGGTGCCATCGAACAGGGCGCGTCCAAGATGGATGACTACCTCATCGTTGCTATTAGCTCTGAAGGAACTGTACGTAATGGCTCTGGCGACACCATCAAAATGGAACTCAGCGCTATCCTGCGAGGGGAGTATCAGGCCCCGCACGTGTCTATCTGGCACTACAAGCTCGACGACGTTGAAGAGGTTGCCGACCCGGCGATGTGGCCTAAGGCCCAGCCAAATCTAGGGCTTACGGTGACGTACGATGTTTACCATCTTGATGTTGAAAGAGCAGAGAAGGCTCCCGCGTCTAGGAATGATATTCTGGCAAAACGTTTCGGAATACCGATGGAGGGGTACACGTACTTCTTCACCTATGAAGAGACACTTGTCCATAGAGCACGAGAATTCTGGACGACCCCATGCGCCCTTGGTGCTGACCTTTCCCAAGGCGACGACTTCTGTGCGTTCACGTTCTTATTCCCCTTGCAGAACGGCTCTTTTGGAGTAAAGACTAGAAGCTACATCACGTCTCTAACGCTACTCAAACTCCCAGGAGCTATGCGGCAAAAGTACAATGACTTCATTGAAGAAGGGAGCCTCCATATTATGGAGGGTACAATCCTCGACATGATGGAAGTCTATGACGATCTGGACGCTTTCATCATACAAAGTGAGTTTGATGTTCGGTGTCTTGGGTATGACCCCTACAACGCCAAAGAGTTTGTTACTAGGTGGGAGGCTGAGAATGGAGCCTTCGGAATCGAGAAAGTCATCCAGGGCGCGAAGACAGAGTCGGTCCCACTCGGAGAGCTCAAGATACTCGCCGAACAGCGAGCCCTTATATTTGACCAGGATCTTATGGCATTTGCTATGGGTAATGCTGTGACGCTTGAAGACACCAACGGAAACCGAAAACTTCTAAAGAAGCGTGCGGAAGAAAAGATCGACAACGTCTCAGCGATGATGGATGCCTACATCGCATACAAAGCGAACAAGGAGGCATTTGAGTAATGTCCGCTATCGAAACCACAAAAGGAGGTGACATTGGATGGCACTGCTACGAAAACTTCGAGGTGCCTGGAACGCATTCGTAAAGGATGAGACTGCAGGCTACAGCACGGCGATTGGGCTTGGTACTGGGTCCAGGCCAGACCGAGTTCGGTTTGGATATTTCGCCGAAAAGACAATCATCACATCGATCTACACAAGGATGAGTATCGATGTTGCTGCCGTAGAACTTCGACATGCACTTCTGGATGAACGTGGGCGCTATAAGGAGGACAAGAAGTCATCTCTTAGCCTCGCACTGAATCTAGAAGCAAACACCGATCAAGCACCTAGCGCCTTTCGCCAGGATCTTGCGATGACACTCTTCGATGAGGGTGCTGCAGCAATCGTCCCAGTTGACGCCAGCATCGACCCAGAGACTGGTGAGCAGTTCGATATTTTCACGCTCCGTGTTGGGAAGATTGTCGGATGGTATCCAAAGCACCTTAGGGTTCGACTCTATAATGAGGCTCGTGGTGAGAAGCAGGATATTCTGCTTGAGAAGCGTTTCGTTGCTGTTGTAGAGAATCCGCTCTATGCCGTGATGAACGAACCGAACTCAACTCTCCAGAGGCTAACTCGTAAGCTCACGCTCCTAGACGCGGTCGATGAACAGTCTAGTTCTGGCAAGCTTGACCTGATCATTCAGCTCCCTTACGTGATCAAGTCTGAGGCACGGAAGCAACAGGCCCAGGCACGACGAGAAGACATTGAGTTCCAGCTCAAGGGCAGTCAGTATGGGATCGCTTACACCGATGCCACCGAGAAGATCACGCAGCTTAATCGACCAACCGAGAACAATCTTCTCAACCAGGTAGAGTACCTCACTAAGATGCTCTACGGACAACTTGGCATCACTGAGGAGATCATGAACGGTACTGCCGATGAGGCAGCGATGATCAACTACTACAACCGATCAATCGAACCAATCATTAGGGCTACCTCAGAGGCAATGCAACGCTCGTTCCTCGGCCCGATTGGGACTGCCAATGGCGAACGAATCATGTATTTCAAGGACTCGTTCAAGCTTGCCCCGATCTCGGTCATTGCTGAGATCGCAGACAAGTTCAGCCGAAACGAGATCATGTCGTCCAATGAGATTCGTGGTGTCATTGGTCTTCCGCCATCATCGGATCCAAAGGCCGATCAGTTGGTCAACAGCAACATGCCGCAGGGCAGCACGTCCAACGGAGCTCCTTCTGAGGGCGGACTGACTGTCGAAGACATGGACCAGGTTATGAATGAGGTCTTCGACGGGTTGTCTTCCGACATCGACAAGATTGGCGGTGGCGCTTGATCATCTCCGGCGCAGACTATCAGAAGAGTCTACAACACGCTCCGAATGACGACTATAATCCAGCTAAAGCTCACGAATACTACATGCGAACTCGTGAACTTAAAGGCCGAGATAAATCATCCAAAGACGAGCCAAGTAAAACATCTGGTAAAACCTCTGGCGGTGGGAAAGGGTCGACCAAGAAGCAGGCACAGACTGAACAGGCGCAAAGAGATAGGCTTCAGGCAGACGCCAACAGGAAGACAGCTGAGGTCGCGGCGGAACAGCACAAGAAGGAGGTCGCCGTGATTACCTACCTTGCCTCAGTGTATCAGAAGAAGATCCAGCAGAAATTCAACGAGATGTTCGCTCGAATTGCTGGGGAGAAAGAGCTATCCGGGAAGACTCTAGCTGAGAAACATGCTGCGAGTTTGAAGAGGATTAACGAGGAGGCCGCAGCAAAGATTGAGGCCATACCAAAGATCCCCGAGAATGCGTCTAAGGCCGAACGGGCTAGACTACAAGAAGAGCGACAGAAGGCGCTAGACCTTATCCGTGGGGACGTTAAGAAACAGACTGCGGATGTCAATTCTGAGTACGCCAACAACAAGACTAAAGCTGCAAAGGACCTGAACGATAAGACGCAGTTCTTCAAGGCTCTGAGCGCCAGTGAGATGAACAACGCAAAAGACACCGCTCGAAAGAGCATAGAGCGGGCGAAGTCCAAATACAACGATCTTCGAAGTTTGGCTCAGGCCGAACAACGAAAGCAGGCAGAGAAAAAAGACGAGTCAACTAGGACTGCGCCTTCTCGGCGGTAGCCTTACTGATTAGAAAGGGTATTCAAAATGGAAGCAGATTTCAGCGGCTACGTCACTAAGGCGGGCCTAAAGTGCTCGGACGGTCGAACCATCCTTCCGAATGCGTTCGCGCATCAGGATGCCATGCAGGTTCCACTTGTTTGGCAGCACGGTCATACGGATCCCGAGAGTGTTCTTGGACATGTGATTCTCGAACATCGAGATGATGGTGTCTATGGGTATGGCTTCTTCAACTCGTCCGACAAAGCTAAGGCCGCCTCTGCGTCCGTAGCTCATGGCGATGTGAAGATGATGTCGATCTGGGCTAATGAGCTTCTTGAGCGACAGAAGCGAGTCATGCATGGTGTGATTCGCGAAGTGAGCTTGGTTCTCTCCGGGGCAAACCCTGGAGCCCTCATCGATAGCGTCACCATTCGACATAGTGACGGTGAAGAGGAAGTTCTCGATGACGAGGCTGTGATTTACACGGGCTTGGAGTTCGACAACGATCTTGAGCACAGCACCGACGGAGAAGAGACGCTCCAGGACATCTACGACACCTTCACTGAGAAGCAACGCGATGTTCTGAACTACATCGTTGGCGAGGCGGTTAGCTCAGCTACGGCTGGCGAAGCCTCTCATTCGAACCTCGAAACTGAAGAAACCGAAGAAACCGAAGAAACCGAAGAGACCGGCGAAGAAACCGAAGAGACCGGCAAAGAAACCGAAGAAAACTCCGTACAGCACTCAAACACCAAGGAAGGTGATGACATGTCTCGCAGCAACGTCTTCGAGAAGGACAGCGAAACCGGAAAGACCCCCTCTGTGAGCCTGGCTCATAGCGACATGATGGGGATGTTCGCCGAAGCAACTAAGAACGGCTCCCTCAAGGAGGCCGTCGAGGGTTACGTGCTCTCTCACGGCATTGAGAGTATTGACCTCCTCTTCCCGGACGCAATTGCGCCCGAGAACACTCCGGAGTTCCTCTCTCGTCGCATGGAGTGGGTCAACAATCTGCTCGGAAA